TCCTTTTGGTTCATGTCTATAAAGCCTGTGTTACCGCTTTGCGTTGACAGCGTAGTGAGTATGAAATCGTCGTAGCTTCCCAAAAGGTTCTTTATGTTGTTGTTGGTGTCTGTTCTCTCTTTACCATTTAGCGATACCTTATTGCCGTCATCGTCTAAGTGATAAAAGTCTACTTCTACCCTAACGTTTCCACTCTTTTGCCTCCTTGCGTTTCTCTCGATCGCGTAATCTGTGCCGTTCAGCTCAAACTCAAGCTTGCAATAGAACGTGTTTGAATTGCTATTCATGACTTGGTGTCCCCTCGTACTCTTGGTGCACTTATCGAATATGCAGTACGTGATAGCGTCTAACAGAGTGGACTTACCGCTTGCGTTTGGAGCAAAAAGACCGTAAGTGCCTTCCATGTTCGTAAAGTCTATGTGATTGTTTTTACCGTAACTGAACATGTTTTCGAACTCGAAGCGCTTTGGCAACCACATGCTGTTTCTTGGTACTTCGTTCTTTGGCAATTGCGCATTGATCCTATCGTTTATGTCGTGCACCTTTTGTATCGAGGCTGCATCAAGCTTATATTTGCTGTTTAGGTAGTTGTACAATAGCTCCCTTTGCTTATCTACAGACCTAAAGTCTACGCCTCTAACGTTGTTTGCGCTGTTTTCTCGCTTGCTTGAATCGTAAAGCTTTTGGTAGGAGACTTCTATGATGTTTTTGTCCCTTTTTATTTCGTTTACTAAGCTTTTTATTGTGCTTTGATCAGTGTTTTTATACTTTATTCTTAGGTATAGGTTGGTTGGTAGGTTATTTGGCAGCGGGTTGAAAAGCCCGTTGTTAACTTCCACAGTATAGAAAGCGGTATCGTTGCTGATCTCTAGGAATTCTGAACTAAAATCTTCTATGTTCCACACAAGTATACCGTGTATTAGATCCTCTCCGTGATTTTGCTGTATAAGCGAACCTGGGTATGCTATAGTCTTACTTTCGTTTAGGTATTGTTGCTTGTGTATGTCCCCAAGTAGCACTAAATCGAATCCGTCGAAAGATTCGGCTTTCATACTATCGCTGTGTAGCACATACCCCGCTTCCGTAGTAGAGTTATTTACCAACCCGTGGTATAACGCTATGTTTTTGTGTGAGTCGCTTTTATTTACTTTCGGATACTTTGAGGAAGCATCAAACACAGACCAGTGGTAGAACATACAATCTCCTATTTCGAGTACGCCTGAATCCTTGAAGTAGTAAAGGTTTTCGTCGTTTAGAGCGTTCACTATTGGTGTCAACGCGTCCATACGATTCATGTTGTTTAGATTCGTATCGTGGTTGCCAGGGATCATTAAAACTTTGCCTATAGAACAAAGGTTTTTCAACAACGCTTGTACTTCGTGAAAAAGCTCAGGACTCACATCGGTCTTTGAGTGCACTATGTCACCAGTCAAACAGATTATATCGTTTTCTGTTATCCTATTTTTTAACTCTTCGTAGAGAGCGCGAAAGACGTTTTTGTATTCTTGGTGTCTCTTGTAGTTCCTAACGTGAATGTCGCTAACGTGGTATATCTTACCAATTTTTTCGATGTTCCACTTCGTTTTCTTAATTTTACTCATATATTAGCTAACGCCATTTGCATTTTTTTGAATAGCAATTCCTCCTGTTTTATCGGTTTCGCTTTTTGCAGAAGTTTGATCATTTGCTCGAATCCGACCTTTGATGGATCTTTGTCTTCTAGGTTGATGTGATACACTTCTTTACCGTAACTTATCAACTCTTCTACGTACGCGGTTGATTTTTTTAAAGCGTCATTGTCTAATACTATGTACACGGTTTTTACTTTAGATTCTACCAACTTCTTCATTAGGGCGTTTGATATCGACTTCCCAAAAAGTGGTATAGCGTTCCTTTTTATGGCTATAGCATCGAATGCGCCCTCGCAAAGTATGACTGGCAGGTTCCAATTGATGTAGTACTCAAAGCCTATTATGTTTTTCTTGTCAACGCTTGCCCCATCGTAAGCCATTCTCTCTTTATCGCTGATTGCTCTTGCAACAAAGTAGTTAAGCTTTCCGTTGGTATCGTAAGATGGTATTACTACCCTGTTCTTATATTTACCGTATTCGCAATAACCTATGTTGTATTTTATGATGTCCGTTTCAGTTAAACCTCGTTCCTTTAAAAGGTAATTCAATGCCTTTTTTTCTAAAAGAGACTTTGGTTTTAGCGGAAGTTGCTGGAATTCAGTCGGTAGCGCGGCAACATTCTCTACAAACTCTTCGTTTTTTGCAAAGCTTTTGATTTTGTAGTAGCTTCTTATCTCTTGTATGTCTTCTTTTTTCGCGCCGTGCTTCATCAATAGCGTGTCTGGCTTCTTTCCCTTGGTCGAAGGCTCGCACGTCCAACAATTGTATTTTCCAGTGACTACGTTAACCACAAGCTTGGGTTTCTTGTGCTTGCAAAACGGACAGTGGAAGACGTAATTGCCTTTCTTGTCAGATTTGGCCTTGCCAAAATTGTGTTCTAATACACCCAATACCAACTTTTGTGTGTCTTTATCAAGAACGTCGCTATTTATTTTTAACTGTTGATCGCTCATAATTACAGTGAATATATAAAATGTATTTCAAAGTATAAAATTTAAAAATATTGTGAAATTTATTTTTTTTATTCAAAATTAATTTGTATATTTGATCGTTAACGCGAAAGTTTAGGCTCTATACCGTAGCTTGGTGTGATTCCATGGTCGAGTTTTAGACTAAACAGCAACTTCGCTACCAGGCGATCGATAATGGGCGTCAGGTATACAAATAGGGAAACGAAATAAAAACAAATTTAATATCGGGTGTACCCGACGGCATAAAGGCCGCTAAGGGAAATTTGTTATAATCAGTCTACCAAAAAGGAATCAAAAAAAAACACAAACCCTTAAGCGCTTACTATGCAATTTAACGCAGAGAAATTAGAAGAATTAAAGCAGGATATAACAGAAGAAGATCTGTTGGTGCTTTACAATTACATCGATGAATTCTTTGATAAACTTAATCCTGAAACAAGAGCTACACTGTTTTCGCTGCTTTTGGAGCTGGACAATAAACTACTAGAAGATGAAGAAAATCAAGATATTGGCTCTCGAAGGCTGCACTAGGTGCGAAACGCTAATTAACCAACTCAATGAGGCCGGTGTTTTGCATACTGTTGTGCACTGCAACAAAAACGGTGCTGTGTGTGACGAAATGGAAAGGCTCACTGGCACTTTCACGTACCCAATATCTGTGATAATAGAGAAAAAGCCCATAGAAAAGAACGGTTTTACAGTTTACAAAGAAATAAGCACTATAGTATATTTTGCAAACAACTACTCGTCTTTCACTCCAACCAAAAAGCTTGCGGACGATCGCGTAGCAATCCAGGTTCTGTCTCTAACGGATATGTACAACATTCTCAAGCAATCGTAACATACCGCTGTTTTAAAACGCAACTAGAAAGAATTTTTATTAGAGTTAAAAAAAATTGTGTAATATTATATATAAAATCACAGTTATGCATAACACATTACACAAAACAAAAACGCTTAGCGAGCAACAGCTACAAGACAACTTAGATAGGTTTTACCAATTAATAGATAAATACATCTCTAGTAAGCGTAAGGACGATCTCTTAGATTTCTACAAAAGCATAGAGCTGACTCTGGTGACAGCACCAGCGTCTTCAAAAGTGTTTCATCACAATTGCTTTATTGGCGGTTACGTTGATCACGTTATCAGAGTGGTTGAAGCTGCATTAGTTTTGGATAAAGTTTGGGACAGATTCAATCAAAAAAAGGATTACACTGTAGAAGAACTTGTGTTTTGCGCCATCAATCACGATCTAGGAAAACTTGGTACAAACGAACAACCCTTCTATTTACCGGTTGACGACGCGTGGAAGATAGAAAAACAAGGTTTGCTTTACAAATACAACTCAAACATTCCTCATATGAGAATCGCTGACAGAAGTCTGTTTTACTTACAGCAGGCTGGTATTGCGGTTAACGAAAGGGAGTACTTGGCAATAAAGTTGCACGATGGCCTTTACGAAGAGGGTAACAAAGCCTACTACGTAACGTACAACCACGAATTCGAAATAAAATCAAATCTAACATTCATATTACACCAAGCGGACCTAATGGCGAGTCGGGTAGAAACTCAAAATTAAAAAAAAATGACAACACTGATAGTATCAATATCAATTTGGGTTGTAAGCGTTATAGCTTACATAATCTTCAACCTATATACTAAAAACAAAAAACTAGAGAACATTGTTATAAAGCAACAAAACCACATAGCTTTGACTACCAACCTTTACAAAGAATATTGTTCTTTGGTTGATAAGATAGATTCAACAATGTGGGTGCAATCAGATCCAGAGCTGTTATCCTTATTCGAAAACATCAAACAGATAAAAACAACTACAGAACAGTATCTAGATTAACATGACTGAAATTAAAGAAAACGATTTGCTTTTTACAAAAAAAGGTACCGTTAGAAAAAGAAAACCGAAGAAGAACAACAACTATTTCACAGAAGATACCCAAAAAGCGATTTTAGAGTATAGAATCACCGAGGATCTTGCAGAAAGGAATAGGATATACAACGAAAAGATACACTATGCTTTCTATAAATTGGTAGAAAACATAATACACTCTTTCAAATTCTATCACTTAGACACTGACTCTATAGAAGATCTAAAGTACGAAGTGATATCTTTTTTGTTGCAAAAACTCCATCTGTACAAAGAAGAAAATGGAAAGGCGTATTCGTATTTTGGCACTGCCGTAAAGAGGTATTTGATCAATTACAACAAAAACAACTACAAGTCAAAGGTAGCTAAAGCAGAAATACAAGAGATCGACAACGAAGAAAGAACTATCAATTCTTTGATTTACACTGATTTTAATTCTGACGTTGATATCGAAAAGCTTTTTGACAAGTACATAAAAAAATTGAATTTGGAAGTATTCGACATGTTTCAATCTCCCAACGATCTGAAAGCGGCAACGGCGATCATTCAGATATTCGAAAGAAGGAAAACTTTGGACCTATCAAATAAAAAGCTGATATACATTTACGTAAAAGAGATGGTAGATGTTCAAACCAATACTATAACAAGGGTGATAAAAAAGTTAAAGACAGTGTATAAGGTCGTTTTAAATGAATATCTACAAGAAATGGAGTATTGAATATTTATAAAAAAACACCATGGAACTAGAAAAAGAAGTTTTTGCTGGTAAAAGTATACAGAATTTGGTAGAGGAGCTGTATAATAAGCAAAAAAATCAAGAAGAATTCATACAAAGCGAGATAAAAAAGTTGTCTCAATTCATAGAAGGACCGGGAGACGCTGTTGTTATGATACCGTTTATAACAGATCTTTTGGAGTCCAATACAAAAAATAGCGAACTTTTGGTTAAGTTGCTCAATTTGTTTAAGCAGTCTTCTGAATCTAAAAAGAACAACGAAGCGTCCTCTGGAGTACTTAGCGAAAAGGACATACAACAACTTTTCGAAGAAGTATCTTCTATAGACTTTAAAAAACAACAAAAGCAGATAGGCTCTTAACATGGCCCAGTACAAAAGCACCATAAGCAGCGATTCTACCGCGGGAGAAAGCAGGGGATCCTATTTCATTATAGGTAGAGTTAAGAGCGTTGTGTTAGGCAAAGAAAAATACGACGGAGAACCCGATCCCAATTACACAGGACCAAAAGACCTTGGAAAGATAACGTACGAGATACTGTACACCAATCTAAACCAATCAAGAATAGCAAACATATCAATACCCGCTTATCCGATATTCAGTTTTATAAAGCTTTATCCTTTAATTTCTGAGATAGTTTTAATAGTCCCTGGACCGAGTTCAGAAATGAACGACGGTGTTGGAAAACAAGACTACTACTATTTCCCTCCCTATTCAACGTGGAACTCTCTGAATCACAACGCTTTTCCCAACATGCAGGAATACGCAGAGTATTTGAAAGATTTTTACAACAATCAAGATTACAACAACAACTTAAGACAAGAGACCGAATTTCCAACCTTACCGCTGGGCGTTACTTTCTCAGAAGCAAAAGACGTTAGAGCTTTACGGCCTTTCGAAGGGGACACGATACTGGAATCTAGGTTCGGTCAATCGATTAGGTTCAGTAGCACTGTGTTAGCATCAAGAAACTTAAACACGTGGTCAAATTCAGGAGAGTTGGGAAAACCCATAACAATAATAAGAAACGGACAGGGCAAACAGAACACAAACGACTACTTCGAAAACACAGTTGAAAACGTTAACGTTGACGATGCTACAATATGGATGACTTCAGGTCAAGAAATAGACATATCTGGCATTAACGAATACCCGTTGAAGTCCTTTGGCGTTACTCAAATTAAAAACAACGCTATTACTCAAGTATACAAAGTCGAATCTAGCAAAGACACAATCAGTCCTAACCAATCAGATAGAGCAACAGTTTAAAAATGTACGTACCTGAATTTCCATACAAAGGCAATCAAATAATAGTAGCTTCGGATAGGTTACACCTGCACGCTAGAAAGGACTCAATATTCCTATTCGCAAAAGAGGCAGTTTCCCTATCTTCACAAAACACCATAAACTTGGACGCGTCCTCTGCGGTCATTGTTGATACTCCTAACATAAAGCTTGGAAGTTTAAACGCTAACCAAAGAGTCATACTCGGAGATAAATTTGTAGACGATTTGAAAGATTTTTTGAATTCTTTGATAACCGCGTCTGATCTACTAACAAAAGTTTCAGCGGGTAAAACAGCCCCAACGCCTGAACTGGGAGCTAGCATGTCGTTTTTAGCGGTTTTTGGTAAACAGGTCAACAAACAGTCTCAAAACTTTTTAAACAAATTGGATGGTTCTTTGTCCAAAAAAACATTTACCGAATAGTGTCCATAAAAACAATATACGAAAATAAAGTAAAATCCAATTTCTCCTCAGAAGCAAAGGGACTTGAAAAAGTGGTGCTAAGGGGAACTTTAAGCATGATAGACATAACCGATGGAATGGACAAGATTTTTTACGGAAAGCCAATAGAATCCGGTAGCTACGTGAAGGGAAAAAACATTCCTAAGAATCCCCTTGATTTGGGTATTATACCTGTGTTAGATCTTATAAATTCGGTTGACTATTGCGACGTAATAAACTACGCGATATCCAAAGTACCCGCTGGATCCAAGTTCAATCCGTTGATAGTTCCAGAAGATCCCTTTGAAAAAATAAAGTGGAGGTTTCAAAAAACCGCTTTCGATGTTAGATCAGAAATAGACACTTTTTATTCTGGTTACGACGATGCCCTTGACAACGAGTCTAAAACAAATCTTTTTAATTCTGTAGGCAGGATTAACAGTCTTTTTTCTACTTGGACAAACGGTTTTAGAAACGCTATAAACGCAGACGGAAATTTCGGCGATCAGGATTTACAAACTCTAACAACAGCTTTTCCACAATTAAGGAACATTGGAAGCTTTGTAACAGACAAGCTCGAATATTACAATCGATTTACAGATTTTAGACAAATACCCAACGAAGATTACCAGAAGCTTTTAAATACAATAAACAAAATAAGGCAGTATTGCATAATAATAGAGTCGTTGAGTACTCCCGCTTCTGTTATCACAGGTCTTAATCTGTTGGGTATAAACGGTCAAATAAACGATGCTATAAAAAAAGTTCAAGATTTAATAGATCCCACAAAGGCCATACCTACAATAAAGAAAATAATAAAAGTTTGCGTAAAGATAAGGAACATATGCAATAGCATTAAAAACTTAATTGCTACTGGTCAACTGTTGATAAAAATAGCTCTGTTGTTAATCCGCGTATTTAAGGTTTTTATAAAGTTCTTTAAAGCGCTTCCTTTGGCGAACCTATTTACAACCACTGGGATAACTACTACGTTTTCAGATATAGTAAAAGACCTAAAAGACAAGGGTGCTTCGACTTTTGAAACAAGGTTGAAACAGTTGAGTTTGTTTTTTAATTTTGTTATCATCTTCTTGGACACCTTAGTACCTATTTTGGGAGAAGTGATACAGAAGCTAACAACCCTAATAACGTCATTACAAAATTGCGATAACTTCCCAAAAGAAGTCTTAAACGAATTGATAGACGTGAAGAACGGATTACAGTCAGACTTAGACGAATTTAATAAGTTCTTAGAAAATAAAAAACAGAAAGACAAAACAAAAAAATCTCAAAACAGATTTGGAGACTTTACCATACAGATAGTAACAGAAGAGGTGGTTGAAGAGGCAATATCCCTTAGAAGGAGGTACGGTGTAGCGCTAAACAATAGAGGGTTGGTGACCGTTCAAAGCGATCCAACGTTTGCATCAGACGATCAAATAATTATACAAGAGGTAAAATTGCTTTTGCAATCTAAGGGAGTTATAGACTCCGCTTCACCAGATTACAACTCGGAAGAACTGAATTTGTTAAACGATACAAGCGCTTATTTATACGAAGACGACATCAATTGGGAAAGCTTCGAACAACAATCGCTTGACTTAGACAGTCCCAACAACGAAAACGAAGACGAAGACAATTTGGGATTGAATGCTTTTGTAAATAAGCTTGATGGAGGTAAGAGATTAAGAAGGAGGATGAGAAAGATGTTAGAAAAAAACAATCAAACATTGCGAAGTAATTTATCAAACACTGATCCTTCTGGTAGATACTCTTCCCGTTTATCTAGCACAATTCCTAGAAACAGTCAAGCATAAATTCACATTTTAAATATTTATACAATATGAGTAGTTCATCTATAAATGCACTTAGAAAAATAATTAGAGAAGAGCTAAAAAGCGTTCTCAAGGAACAGTTAATTGATTTGAAAAGAGAGTTAACTGAATCTCTTTCGAAAAACACAGAAGTTGGTCGCAGCGGTAACAAAAACAATATAAGAGAAAACCTGAATAAAACCATGTTTCCTCTAACGCTAAACGAAGACGTTAAACCCGCTATCCCAAAGTTCGATACTAGAAACCCTTTGGGATCTCTTTTAAACGAGACCGCTATATCCATGACGACAGACGATGTGCACAAGTTTAATAATTCCAACTACGCTCCAACAGAAAAGGTTGGATCGGTTCAAGACATGCTAGCGAACGCAACTCCCAGTTCTAACATGGACATGGTTCAAATAGATACGGTGCCGGATTTTACGGGCATGATGGATTCCCTTAAAAGAAAAGGATTGTTATAATGGCTTACGGACTAAAACAGATATCGCCGCTTGATCTAAGACCCTCTACAGCTATAGGGGTAAAGATACCTTTTTCTTCCAAAAGCGCTTTTACCAGTGTTTATACAACCAAAGAACAGACTAAATACAATTTAATAAACTTCATGTTGACCGATCCTAGGGAAACGCCAATGATTCAAAACTTTGGCGCTGGACTTAGATCTTTCATATTTGAACAGATAGCGGTTAGAGACCTCGAGTCTTTACAGCTGTCTATCGCAACTAAAATAGAGAACAATTTTCCAAACGTTGAAGTTGTAAATTTGGTAGTTACAGGACAACCCGAAACAAATTCTGTGGTTATAGACTTTAGTTATAGATTGAGAAACTCAAACGAAAACGATACAGTAATAGTACAGATACAAAACATGTAAAATGACTAAAAAGCCTGATATAAAATATCTGAATAAGGACTTTGCAACTTTTAAAACAGATTTGATAGAGTACGCTAAGTCCTATTTCCCAACTGTGTATAACGACTTTACACAAGCCAGTCCAGGCAGCATGTTCATAAACATGGCGTCTTACGTTGGCGACGTCCTATCTTTTTACTTGGACAACCAATTGCAAGAAACTTACGTTCAATACGCTAAACAGAAAAACAACCTTTTCGCTCTAGCCTACACAATGGGTTACAGGCCCAAAACTGTTTCTGCCGCAATAGCAGGACTTGACGTGTACCAGGTAATTCCAGCTAAAACGAGCGGTAGTTTAAAGTACCCTGATTTTGATTACTCTTTGGTTATACAACCCGGAATGGTTGTTAATTCGTCCATAAACAGCTCTGTGAACTTCTACGTTCCCGAAAAAATTGATTTTAGAACTTCTTCTTCTTTCGATGAAACAGAGATAACAGTTTATACCACAGCTGGTGACGGTTCTCCGACCCAGTACCTTTTAAAGAAG